TTATTTAATTCGCTTCTAAAAGCTGAAAATCCTTGATTGGCTAATGATACATCTGATACTTGACTCATAAATTTTACCTATTTGTTAAATATTTATAATATTTAGTTATACCTTTCAAGTCGCAGCACTAACTCTTTAAACCATATCCTTTAGCGACATAATCAAAAGTTCTATTTTGTGCGGCCGCAGAACTATTATAAAAAGTAATAGTAAATCCTGTCTTTGTTTTGCTAGTAATAACGTAATAATCTCCAGTAGCCATATTTTGAGCAGCTATACCTACTGCTGGAGAAGCATAAAAAGCATTAGTGTATGTTATCGCTTTGGCTCCTGCCAAACTCGCTATATCTTCTCCACTTTCTAATCTTTTTTCTAATACTAATTTAACCTGCATTTTAGAAACTTCAGGTCTAACTTTGTTATCATCAGTTGTTAATTTTAATCTAAATTTAAAATATCTTCCTTTAATAGTAGATTGTTGAGATATATCTTGATAAGTAGAAATTGCACCTAAAGAACTTTCGCTTGAACCTATTTGAAGAAAAGCATTACATTTTGTTCCAGCATTTCCATCAAAAGGGCCAGTAGCATCGTCAAACAAACTTGCACCTCTACCAGAGTCAAATAAATCGTATAAATCGTTTGCTATCATATCAATAGTTGCTTGAAATGTAGCATCATAAACTGCGTCTAACGATATTTCATTTGACCCAATATAGAATCCTGATGATTCTATATTTGCTTGATAGTAAGTAGGATTAGAAGTTGCGTCAGTTCCACCTAAATCAAAATCTCCTTCTGCTGAATCAAAATTTCCAACAGTAGAATCAAATAAAGTTATTGTATCTAGTGTAGCAACATCTTCATCATTAGAATCCATACCCTTAACACAATTTCCATCAAAAGTTCCATTCCAAGTTTGTCCTGTTACAGCACTAGCACTTTCTTCATTGTAAGTTGCAATATCTTTAAAATGTTCTAGTCCTGAAATATTTGAATAAACAATTTTTTCATTATCTGATTCGTTTCCTAATTTATCAACTGCTTTAATTAGAAATGCACCAGTACGAGCATTAATAGTAACATTATTAGATTTTCTTCTTACGACTTGCGTTAAGTTTGTTGAAGCCGCCCAACTAGCACCACTTGTTACGTCTTGGTATCGAATTGAATAGTAAGATACATCTAAATCTGCCACAGGTTCCCAAGATAATTGCATTGAATCTGATCCAATCATTGATACTGATAAATTAGAGACATCTCCTGGAGTTTCAGTTGCACCTACTATGGTTCTTGTAGCTGTTGTATAACCTGACGAAACTCCTAAACTATTAATTGCCTTTACTCGAACTGAATACTCTATGCCATCAACTACGTTTAATTGATGATAATTTAATACTGACGCTAATCCTTTTGCGATAACTTTATAATCACTTTCAGAAGTTTTTTTAGTTTCAATTTGATAGTATTGAACAAATTTATCGGTACTTGCACCAACTAAAATATTTAATCGAGTTAATACTACTCCGTCTGAATATTCTACCAATTCGTCCGTAAGCGTAACTGACGCTGGAGCAGTAACAGAAAATGGATTTGGTAAAGTAGTATCAGGAATAGTTGCCGCTTGTGTCTTTGTTGCCCAAGTATAAAATGCCGCTTGATATTCTGTAAGCTGTAATTCGGTAGTTAAATCAGCATTAACTTGCATACCTTGAACTCTAAATGTCTTTGCAGAAAATGATGGAGTTGCGTGTGTAATATTAACTAATTCTCCAACCATTAAATCTAAACCTGTTGCATCACATCTTAAAGCTACGTTTAAATTATTTCTTGATCTTCTACATATTACTTCCGCTAATTCCAATGCTTGGTAATATGAAGTAATAGTAGGAAAATCAAATCTTCCTTCCTGAAGAAATCCACCATCTGCTGTTTTCATTGTTGCGTGTTGATCTGCTGACGTATATCCACTATCATCTATTTCTGGCCATTGTGCTTCATCAACTTGATAGTTTTTATCTGGATTAACAAATGTAACGATAACTCGATTATATCTTGAATTTCTATCTTGACTTGATACTTGAATACCACCAATAATATTATCTTCTGTTAAACTGATTGATGCACTTCCTGTTGATTCGGCTAAAACTTTATATTCTCCATTTGAATAATTTAGATAACCTCTAAATCCTGCAACCATTTCTTTTAAATTATCTATACATTTTTTTTTGGTATCTAAAACATAATTCATATCAAGTAAATCAATAGCACTAGCAGAAGTATATGGAGTCACATCAACATCGCATACATCTGCGGCTGTTTGCCAATCAGCGTAATCACCATCAAAAAAACTATTAGCAATACCCATTCCAAATCTTGTATTACGCATATAGTCTAAAGTACATAAAACAGGATTATCAGACCAAGCCCACGTTGAAGCTGTATCTTCTCTATGTGAGCCAGAGCCACCTGTTTTAGTTCCATCTAAATTAGGATCATAAACTTTACGACCTTTTATGAGTGCTTTAACATTTGGTATTCCACCAAAACAATCTTGATTCCATTTAAACTTTAAAGCAAGATAACTTACTCCTCTTAATCTATGATTTGAAGTCCAAGACGATAAAGCACCAACAGTCGTGTTATAAGTTTGGTCATCATCGCCATCATACCAAGTAACTGAAATTGTTGATTCAGCACTTGAACCATCTACTGTCGGATCAGCTTTATAAAAATTAGAATCAGAACTATTAACTGTTCTTTCTGTTCCATCTGTTAAAGCACCTGACCAAGTAACTTCTTTATCATCAATATAAATTTTTTCACAAGACTCAACTCCGCCCTCGCATAAAGCCATTATCATATAAAGATATTCGTTTGTGGCTCCAGAAGTTTCTAGGAAAACTGCGGTTCCACCAATTTTACGCTGACCATAAACAACTGGTAAAGGTGCATTTGAAGAAGTCTTATTTAATAAAACTCCTTTTGCATTTTGTTCAGGTATATTCTCCATCGTTGGAGAATCAGGAACATCTGGTTTTCTTAACCAAGAAATAACTTGTATTCCTATTTGAATATACGTTAGCCAAGGACTCCACTTTTTTAAAAACTTTAATGCTGGAGCCGCTTTTGCAACTGTACCTGCAACAAAACTTACTGCTTTACTAATTAAACCCATTATTTTCTACCCCACCTAATATCTCTTATTGTTAAAGCTGAAAATTCAAAACCTTTATCGGCTGAAAAAAATCTTTTTTGAGATATATCTGATGTTGTTCTTCCATTTATTTTTTCATAATTTCCAAAATGACTTGTAACTGACATTCCTAAAGTTGCACCTGTTCCACCATCGTTAATTTGAAAATCTGCTAAATGTCCGTGAAATAATAAAAAAGGATCAGCAATACAAGTTGTTCCACTTACTACACCACGATAAACTTTTATTTCACTTCCAAGTACATCGTTGCTTAAACAAGTAGAAATTAAAGATTGATCTACGCCTGAAAACATTAAACCAATACTATGTTTAATAGGTGTATTAGATTCTGGTATATCTCCAACTCCTAATAAAGTTCCATCTGCATTATACGTTTGAGAAGAACCTTCAATATCATCTACAATATCAAATGAATTATCAGTCTTTCTGACTGGAGTTGCAAAACCTAAATAAACTAAATGACAATATGTAGGACTTGCCGCTAGTGCGTTTTTTACTGCTGTTGTTAATCCTCTAGTCATTAATCGTCATCATCTTCCTTTGGTCTTATTTTACCCCAAGTTATTTTCCAATTAAATTTAGTCTTTTCTTCCATTTTTGTACTAAATGGATTAGTAGTAACACCAACAGATTGTTTTGTATTTTCAAAAGTACAAGCTGTTAATCCACCGATTAATAAAACTAAAAACAAAAATGTTATTAAATATTTCATTTATCATTCCTTTTTCTTCTTCTTTTTTTTCTTTGGCTTCTTTTTAGACTTCTCGATAGTTTCTTCAATATTGGAAACCTTTTCTTTAATAAGAACCATATCTTGCGACAAGCTGAAAGTTCTTGATAGCGTCCACCCGCCAAGTGCGATGAGAATAGCCAACAATGCAGTAATAATTTTATCATTCATCATATTTTATTTTAAAACAATTTTCTTAATTGACTTTGATCCATCTTTATTAATCTCTACTTCAGCTTCAGTTTTAATACATTTATAAGTTACTGTTTCGCTGTACTGACGTTCTGCCTCACGCTTTCCACGTAAGCACATTCCCATTGAGTCTTGGATTCTATGCTCCTTGATCTCAAAATTTACAAACATTAATAAAGCTACAACTGTTTCCATTTAGTGTGTACTCCCATTTGTATATTTCATTTCTCTATTTTGATCTTTTAGTTTTTCAATATCAGTTAAAACTTTATCCATTTGTTTTCTTAAAAATTCTATATTCACTTTGTTTAAAGCCATTGATTCGATATGTTTGTTTAACTTATCGGTAGTTTTGTATAAATCCTCAATCATCATAAATTGTTCGGAGTCCGCAGGTAAACTACCTAATTGACCCCGCGGCCACTTGATTCTAAATTCTGTATTTTCAGTTAAATCTTTTTCCATTAATTCTAATGTCGTTGAAATTTTATTTTGAGTTTCAATAATACCAAAATATGCCCACGTTCCTATGGCTACCATAGCAATCAAGGATAAAACTGTTTTCATTGGCATTTGAACTGCCGCTTCTTCTGATATTTTTAAAGGTTTAGGCATTAGTTATAATTATAACTCCCTGATGGAGTATCTCCTTTTTCTAAAATTTTAAATAATTGTTTATGTTGTTCCATAATAT